TAAGTCTCACGGCGGCACTGAGATTACAAAGAGAAGCATCGGTAAGTATATTCCTGAAGAGCTAGGAAAAGAATTTCAGATCGTGCCTTCTCGTATTAGAGATCTAGAAGAAGATAAGATTAGAATCTATTGGGCTCACGACCTCGCTCACGATCCTGAGTGCGCGCACTTTAAAGAAGAAAACAGCAGAAATCGTTTTCATAAGATGGTGTTCAGCTCTAACTGGCAGCTTCAGGAGTTTAATAATAGACTCGGTATCCCGCTAGACTCAAAGGTTCAGGTCATTGAGACCCCGGTCGAACCTATTGAGCTCGTAGCAAAAGATCCAGATAAAGTAAATTTGATCTATTTCTCTACCCCACAACGCGGTCTAGAACTGTTGATTCCTGTAGTAGACGCGCTAGCGCAGAAGCACAAGAACGTTCATCTTGACGTGTTCTCTAGTTTTAAGATCTACGGCTGGGACGAGGCAGATCAGCACTTTGAACCCCTGTACGACAAAATTCGCAACCATCCAAATATGACATACCACGGCTTTGCCCCGCAGGAGAAGCTTAAAGAGCATATTCAGAAAGCGCATATTCTTGCCTACCCGTGCGTATGGCCTGAGACGTCTTGTAGGGTACTAATTGAATCGATGTCTGCTGGACTACTTGCAGTTCATCCAAACCTAGCCGCGCTTCCTGATACTTCTGGTGGTACGACGTTCATGTATCAGTTTAGTCAGAAGCCAGAAGAGCACGCACAGACGTTTTATAAGTACCTTGACAAGGCTATTCAGGAGGTGAATAACCCTGATCTTCAGAACTATATGAAGTTTGTTAAGGCATATGCTGATACGCGATTCAATCTAAAGAAGATAAGCGCGCAGTGGGAGTCACTCATGCTTGAGCTGAGAGAACAGTATCCTACCGCAGAGTCTAGAAAGACCCCATCAGAGATGTTTACGTATAGAACATGATCGTAACAAAAACACCACTCAGAATCTCCTTCTTTGGAGGAGGTTCTGACATTCCACAGTTCTATGAGAACAACGAGGGAATGGTCGTATCTACAGCGATTAATAGCTACATATATCTGGCTGTTAATCGCTGTGTCGCAAATCATATCAGGGTCATCTATTCGGTACTAGAGCAGACCGATAAATTAGAAGACGTTAAACACGACAGGGTCAGAGAGACTCTTAAACATTTTGAATTCCCATCAAACATTGAGATAGCGTCGTTCTCAGACGTTCCCACCAAAGGAACGGGACTAGGGTCTTCGTCCACATTTACTGTAGGACTAATAAACGCTGTCTATAGAATCATACACAACAAGAACATAGATCACAAAGAGCTCGCTGAACTTGCTTCGTACATCGAGATAGTAAGATGCAATGAACCAATCGGCAAGCAGGATCAGTATGCGGCTGCTTATGGCGGGTTTAATACGATATACTTCCACGGCAATGAGACTAGAATTAAGCCTGTAGATATCGATCCAAGCGCCATGTATGAGCTCGATAGTAATCTACTAGCTTTTAACACCGGCATAAACAGACAAGCTTCTTCTGTTTTAACAAAACAGGTTGAAAACTTAAAGAACAACGTCAATATAGAGCAGACGAAGTCTATGGTAGAACTAGCTAAGACGTCTGTTAAACTGCTGCAAAAGAAGAAGATAGATGACTTTGGAAGTCTACTTGATCAGGGCTGGCAGATAAAGAAGAAGTTGTCAGATAACGTAAGTAATCCGCATATCGATGAGATGTATGACAAAGCCATGCGTAACGGCGCGCTTGGTGGAAAGATTCTAGGCGCAGGTGGAGGTGGATACTTGCTAGTCTATGTTCCTGATAAATACAAGAATAGAGTGAATGAAGCTATGAAGCAGCACGAGAGATTTAAGTTCAGGTTTGCCAAACATGGATCTACTCTGGAGACTATTTGATGTTTAAAGAATATCAGAAGATGATTGACGAGGCTCTCGATACGGTCGATGAAGTCGTATTAAAAACTGTAACAGACCACATCGTAGAATGCGCTAAACAAAGAAAACAAATCCTCACAATCGGTAACGGTGGATCAGCGGCTATCGCAGAACACTGGTCGTGCGACCATACTAAGGGCGTCGGTGAAGACACGTACATCTGGCCAAACGTCACTAATCTAGCAAGCAACATGGCTCTAATGACCGCGATCGCTAACGATATGAGTTATGAGCAGGTGTTCTCTAAGCAGATCGAGTATCACCAGTCAGACCTAGCCACGGTAGTTGCTATTACTTCTTCAGGTAGCTCTCCGAACATCATTAAAGCTCTAGAGCAGGCAAAGTATGAAGAGTATACCACCATCGCGTTCGTCGGATTTGATGGCGGTCAGATTCTAAGAAGAAATCTTGCAGATCATATAGTTCATGTTAAGTCTAATAACTATGGCGTCGTTGAAGACTGTCATCAGATCCTAATGCATGCCATGGCTCAGTATATGAGAAAGCAGTTTACAGTAAAGGATTTAAAGAGCTTAAAACTATGATTAGAAATCTATGGGAAACTAATCTTCTTTACGAAAAATACGCTGCAGAAGTTACACCTGAATTTATAAAGGATATAATAGATATTGGCGAAGAGTATGAATCTCTTCACCCTGAGGCGCATCTACCAAAAGAGATGCGTAAAAATCCAGAAACTTCTTATAATCTATTGTCCGATCCTCGTCCTTCTTGTCAACTATTTAAGAAGATGCTAAAAGATCGCATGCTAGAGATGGCTAAATCTGAAGGATTCTTTGATCCAGAAAAAATAGTGTTTGAAGCAATTACTAATTTAAGAAAGTTTAAGCATTTACAGTATTCTAAACCACATACACATAGATCAGTGGACTACGTAGCAGTTCTGTTCGTGCAAGTAGGAGAATGCCTTACTAAAGAAGGTGAAAAAACACATCAAAAGATGGCAGGAAACCGTCTCCATCTCTTAGATCCTATACCACAGCGTAGTAGATATCTTAATCACAACATGTTACACGCTATAAGACCATATGCTGGTACTTTTATTATACACCCAGCATATGTATTTCACACTACAGAGTTAAACTTCTCTCACACAGATCTACTAGCACTAGTAACTAATATCAAAGTCGTAGACGACGTAAGAAACTATGAAAGACTATAAATATAATTTACAATTAATGGAAAATATGGTATAATATAATCATGAGCAACAATGTAATCCTCTTTCCAAAAGAAAATAAGAATCTAAGTAGGATGATCTCTATAGATGAGATCGACCACAACGTCGAGCAGATGAATCTCTATCACATTCAAGAGACCATCGCCACCATCATTCCAATTATCTTTACTCATCTGGACATCGCTGGGTTTTATCCAGACGAAGAAGATCTAGAGACAGATATCAAGGACGGGGCTTTCTTCGTAGAGGCTCTACGATCGATGTTGTGTAAACACTATGATATATATCATCCGTTTCAGAAAATAACTGAAAATATATTCTTAGACGATGCGGATGAAGAGGGTGCTCTTAAGATAGCAGATAGTATAACTATAGATCTGAAAGAACACAAAAGCGAGGAATAAAGTGATTATCGTCGATTTGAATCAGGTGATGCTGTCCAATCTTATGGTTCAGCTTGGTAACCATCTAAATGCCCACGTGGAAGAGGCGATGGTTAGACATATGGTACTAAACTCCATACGCTCGTATAAGCAGAAGTTCTCAGCAGAGTATGGAGAACTGGTAATAGCGTGTGACAACACCAACTACTGGCGCAAGCAGCTGTTTCCATACTACAAGGCTAACCGTAAGAAAGCCATAGCCGAGTCAGAATTAAACTGGAAAGATATCTTCGAGTGCATGAACAAGATCAGGGCTGAGCTCAAAGAGTTCTTTCCTTATAGGGTAATAGACGTTGAGTCTGCTGAGGCTGACGACATTATTGGCACTCTCGTGGCTGAATTTGGTCAGAATATAAATACCGGTATGAAGATCCTCATCCTATCAGGAGATAAAGATTTTATACAGCTTCATAAGTTTGCTAATGTTAGTCAATATGATCCAGTCAGAAAGAAAGTCATTAGCCATAATGATCCGGATAGGTTCTTAAGTGAGCATATCATGAAGGGTGATGCTGGCGATGGTGTTCCAAACGTACTCTCAGACGATAACTGTTTTGTCGTCGGTACGAGGCAGAAACCAATGACCGCTAAAAAGATGGAGCAGCTATTAAATAGTATTCCGGGAAAAGACTACGACGAGAAAACATATCGCAACTTCTGTCGTAATAGACAACTTATCGATCTAAGTTACATCCCAAACGAAATCAAAGAAAAAGTATTGAATCAGTACAATGAGCAGGTCGGTAAAGATCGCTCAAAACTAATGAATTATTTTATAGTCAACAAGCTAAAGAACCTAGCTGAATACATCAGTGAATTTTAAGGAGAGTTAGATGGTAATTAGTCTATATGAATTTCTCGAGAAAGTGTCAAAATTAAAAAGAACACAAGAGAAGATCGACGCGATTAAACACAATGATAGTTTACCCTTACGTATTATTCTACAGGGCGCGTTCGATCCAAGTGTCGAGTGGCTTCTTCCTCCCGGTGAGCCTCCATACAAGCCAAACGACCTCGTAGACCAGCAACACGTTCTAATCAAAGAGTGTGAAAAACTTCGCTACTATATTAAAGGCTTTCATGACACGCTCAACCAGAACAAGCGTGAGACTATGTTTATCGAGCTACTTGAGAGAGTAGATCCAAACGACGCAAAACTATTATGTGCTATTAAAGACAAGAAGATGCCGTTCAACGGTATCACACTTCAACATGTAAAAGAAGGACTACCGGGGTTAATCAATGAGTAAATCGACTTTGAAGAAATTTAGAAAGAATGACTTCAGCGAGAATGAAGAGTTTAATCATTCGACGAGTGCGTATCTCGTAAAGAGAAAAGAAAAAAGAGTAGAGCACGCTCTTCGCACTAAGAACATCGATGAGCTTCTAGAAGCTGAAGACGATTACAACGAAGAATACGACAAAGATTGGTTTGAAAAGTAATGCCTATTTACAGACTACTTAACACACAGACACAAGAAGAGTGGGAAGAGTTCATGACGATCTCTGAGATGGAAGCAAAGATCGAGAAGTACCCTCACGTTCAAGTTCTCATCAACGGCGCACCTATGGTCGTTGGCACGATGGGAAAGAATTCTCACATGGCTAAGAAGAAGCCGCTCGACGCGACTTCTATAAAGAAACCATATCTAGACTCGACGAGCGTTTAAATGCCTACTTACAAGTTTCTAAACAATGACACCGGTGAAGAGTATGAGGAGTTCATGTCGATCTCCGCACTTGATACGTATTTGGATGAAAATCCAAATGTCACTCAACTAGTAAACGGAGCTCCTTTGATCTCTTCTGGCAGAGGTATGGCAAAACCCGACGCGGGTTTCCGTGACTTGCTTAAAAATATTAAGAAAGAGCATTCTAAAGGTTTTACAAGGAGCACCGTGAATACGTTTTAGTAAGGGCAGTAATGGAAGACGAACCAAGAACAAGAAGATTAACGCGCAGGGAAAAGAGACTTCTTAGACAAGGAAACGATCATCATCAACAAAAAGACAACTATCAAGAAAAGTTAAACTATAGACTTAAAAACATAGAACCGCTAACTGACAATCAAAGATTGACGTTTAACGCGTTTGAAGACGAAAAGAATCTCATGCTACATGGGATTGCTGGTACCGGTAAATCTTTCTTATCTATGTACCTTTCTCTTAAACAGATATTAAGCGGTTCTGAACTCTATAAAAAGATAGTTATAGTTCGTACTGTTGTTCCAACTAGAGACATGGGTTTTCTTCCAGGTAATACTAAAGAGAAGACCAAAGTGTATGAAGCCCCATACTATGCTATATGTACTGAGTTGTTTGGCCGCGGAGACTCTTATGAGTATTTAAAGAGTAAGGGTTTAATTGAGTTTATATCTACCTCGTTCATCAGAGGTATTACGCTGAATGACTGTATAGTCATTGTCGATGAGATGCAGAACGCCACACTACACGAGTTAGACTCTGTCATCACGCGTATTGGCCATAACTGTAAGATTATATTCTGTGGCGACTTTAGACAGACTGACTTTACTAGAGAGCATGAGAAGAATGGTCTAACAGACTTCATGCACGTGGTAAAGAGAATGAGATCTTTTGAGTTAATAGATTTTGATGCAGATGACATTGTCAGATCTGCTCTTGTTAAAGAGTACATCATTCTTAAAGATAAGATGAAGATCATAACATGAGTAACACGTACTTTGTTCCATCTTATTGGCCGTCACCCGAATATGGAAAGATCAGCACTTTCACATATAAAGCGGTTGATGGATCAATGTCCGACATCGTTGCATACTTCTTATTATCAGATGATAAGAAAGACATGCTGTATGTAGAGTACAATTCTGTCATGCAGTGGCAGGATACTTGGTATATGAGATATACTCCAGGACAGGGTATAATGGAATGGAGAGACGATTATCCTAAGGGTGGACTATTTGGCGGCCGCAAAAAGGTCGTGATGAACCCACCTATAGGTTGGGGTGAGTGGGCGACTATAGGAAACTTCTATCAGAATCGCCCTAAGATGGATCCGCTGTCGTGTAATCCTCCGGCCTTTCAGACTGGGACGCAGACGGTGATATGGGAGTCCTGGCTGCCTGAGCTCACTCTGAGCAACGGCGATAAATACCTAGACATTCTTACTATAGTCTATCAACAATCTTGGGGTAAGACTACGACCGGCGCAAGATATTATTTGGCAAAAGGAATTGGTCCTATTGCTCTTCAGTGGGTAGCACCATCTCCAAGCAGACCGGGTAATTATATTACCACTGCTAGAATGGATGCGAAATATACGGTGATTAATGGGTACCAGAAAGATATTCAAGCATAACTTAGTTCCTGAAGTAAGTCTAACTACAGAGAACACTGATAATGGAAGATTCTATGTGTTACCGGACGGAAGTAAATTTCGTTCGGTGACTACAGTTTTAGGTGAAAAGCTCGATAAGACTGGTCTTTTAGAATGGAGGAAGAGAGTTGGAGAAGAGCAAGCTAATAAGATTTCCACACAAGCGGCTAGACGTGGTACCTCAGTCCACTCCATGGCTGAGAGATACGTACTCAATGAAGAAGATTATATCAAGGGAGGAATGCCTTCTGGTGTGGACGCTTTCCATTCTATTAAACATCTTCTTGATAAGCATGTTGATAACCTTCTCGGTATAGAACTACCGCTGTATTCTAAAGTGTTGAAGACGGCGGGAAGGTGCGATCTCATCGCAGAGTTCGACGGGGTGCCTTCAGTTATAGACTTTAAGACGTCTCGCAAACTAAAGAAAGAAGAGTGGATCGAGTCCTACTTTCTCCAGACTACCGTCTATTCTATGATGTTCGAATGGATGTATAAGATTGCGATTCCACAGATAGCAATAATGATAGCTGTAGATCATGAAGAACCACAGCTGTTTGTTAAAAATAGATCTGATTATGTCGCAAGAGTAATAGAAATATTTACTACTTAACTTCGTGCTTTTCCATATCTCTGAGAAGATTAAAGTCTTTCTCATCTTTATAAGGTGTCATGTCAAGACTGGATGACACCTTTTGAAGTTTCTCGTGTGAACATCCCTTTATGAACTTATTATAGTGCTTCTCGTACGCACTCCACTCCAGCCCACCTTTAGCTACAGCTTCTTTTTCCTGCTCCATAGCTATATGATGGGCGTGCTGATAGTCTAATCCAAATAGATCTATAAGCGCTTTCTCTGTCTTCTCATGAACTAAGAGATAAGGCTCAATATCATGCTCGTCTTTCATCTTTAATAGATGACGATCCACGAAGATAGTCTTACCATCCTTTGAATAACCAGCAACGTATGGCACGTCATGATTTCTATCTATGTTGACTTTTTCTGCCATACGCTGCTTGAACTTAGGATCATTTACATACTTGTGAATCTTGAATGAATGCATTACTCAACTCTTCTAATGTATTAATGTTAGAATCTCTTTCTAAAATACTAAACAACTCATGCTCATCTTTTGACCAGTTCTCTCCATCCCACCATTCGAACCCGCTAAAGTTCATTTTATAGATAGAGTTCATTCCATATACCGGCCCGATATAAAGATATTTATGCCCAAGCGCTCTAGTTGCTTCTATCTCATAGTCTACTAGATATTTGCCTATAGAAGCTTTTGGCTCAGAATAATCCCATACAGTAAATTGACTCTCGATACCACCGTCATACTTTACCATCTTGGTGTATGCCACTAGTTCTTTATCTTTATTATATACGAATACCCCAGAACTTCTTTCCATATCTGTTTCTAATGGATAGAACTTTTTAAACTTCTTAATCTCTAAAAACCTATTATATACTTTTAGAACAGAATCATCTATTATAAACTTATCTTTATATTCAAAAGAGTAATTCTTTACTTTCTTCTTTGAACTAGAAGAATTAATCTGATTTATATATTCATCGACATTTATTCTAGACGATCTGCAAGTATACCATACATTATCATACACCAGCCAGCCTTTATCAAGGGCTTCTGATTCTTTTGATGTTTCTAGGTCAAGCGATAGTTTGATAATCTGTAAGTCTAGATCTTCTTGATTGCCGAAGAAATGGCTTATCTTAGTTTTCATCTTCCCTTTCTCTGTTGAATGAGCATAATCTATTCAACAGAGACAAGTTTAAGGCGCACGCTGCCTACTATTTATACAAAAAGAAAACCGACTCTTGATCTTTTGATCAGAGGAGTCGGCCTTGTTAATACTATTTATATAAAAATTATTTTGTGAAATAACCATTCACGACAACAACTCTACCATCTACTTCTAGTAGAATAGGACTAATTGCTTTACTTGCTGCTTTCGTGGTAGTTGGAGTGGCATTAACAGCCTGGCAGATTATCTGTGCAATTTGAGCTGCAGTTAGAACTGTTGAAGATGCATTTAGAACTTGAGCGATCGTAGTTGCAGCAGGAACAAATCCACAAGCAGTCTTTGTGACAGCGGCGACGTCATTAACGACAGTTGTGGTCGTTGATATGACTGTGCCGGTTGAGGGCGCATTACAACCAGCAACTGCCAGTCCTAAAGCACCTGCTGTTAGTAGTGCAATATATTTTCTCATCTCATTCTCCTTGATTATTTGGAACCCAACCATATAGCATATCCCAATGATATCCAGGAACATCGTATGGTTGAGCGGGATGCGTGTGTTTAGATAAAAATATTAGAAATTCTATAACACCAACCGCTAAAGCGGCTTGTGGTACAAATGGAGCGATAATCTTCGCTACATCTTCTGCCGTAGTTAATACAGCCAGCTGTTCGTCTTTATTTTCGATTATTTTTACTAAACTAGACCAATCAATATCTTTTACAAGTTCTAACGCCTGAATGATCTGGCTCATTGTTACTGAGCCAGATGGAATATGAAGAGCACCTTTATGCTCCGATAGATTGTTTACAATATATTGGGTCATTTATTTCTTTTTTATAACTGGTTTTGGATTTGGCTTTGGTGGGTCGGTATATAACGCTTCTTTGACAGTGGTGATCTGAGTGATCGATCTCATGATTGCCATGATCACGGCAGACGCAAGAGCTACCCAACCGGCTTTTGGATCGTTAAGAAAACCATTCCAGTCATACTGTGCAAGAACACCAAAAACTGCGATTAGTGTGGCAACAATATATGTCTTATAACCATTTAACATAATATTATCTCCTTAGATGATAAAACCACTTCACGTGGATATGCTATTTATACTAATAAATTTTCTATCCTCGTCGGTAGAAAATATTACTTTTTTAATTTTAAAATGACTTATGGCCTGCTTACAGCCGGGACACGGCTCAGAGTAACCATCTACCCAGTCAATCGAGTCTTTTGAACGTCTTTTAACTCTATAAACGTAAAGAGTAGCTTTACACAACTTATCGGCATCGACATGTCTAAGAGCGTTGATAATACAGTCTACCTCCGCGTGCTTAAATATAGACTCTATGTGCTTTGAGAATCTCTTCTGGAGTGGGTGAGACTTATAAGAATTCTGGCCAATAGATATTATATCGTTACGAACGACTATGCACGCAGCGAGTTTTGCTCTAGTCTGCGAGTCGACGTTATCTATGGCTAGTCTTCTTACGAAGGCCATATGCTTCTTATCTTTGGAAGTAATCATTAGTCCAGATGCAGTACCAGGCACTTACATGCGCCGCCAGACTTCATGAATTCTGACATGTCAAACTCATGGACGGTATAGTTCAGCGTGTTTCTTAGTATATTTGCTACAGGCTTACACTTAGGCATGAATATGTTTTCACCGACTACTACCGCGTTGCAGCAGAAAGTCAATGCCTCTTCTTCAGTGACATCTACAGCAGTATCAAAGTTATTCGTGATAAATTTTCTGCTATTCTCATCGAAGGCTTCTGGATAATACAGCACTTCGCCGTTATTCAGCGGGCAGAAACACGTGTCTAGATGATAGAAACGCGGGTCCACTAGCTTTAGAGGCATGTTGTCTATATCAAAAGAACTAAGCACGCCGTGAAACTCTTGACGAGTTCTGAAGCCGTGTGAGATATATTGATAAGGATATTCTTTGTCTCTTAGACAGTCTCCCTCACCCTCGAAGTTGTGTTTGCCCTGCTCTATTACGTTCCAGCCGTTCTTCAGGAACCATTCTCTAAAATACTTCTCTTCTTTCTGTCTCTGGCTGTGCGCAAATCTAGAGAGAAAAAACTTGTTGTTCACTACTAGACCGGCGTTGGCGGTGAACACCATGTCCGGTAGACCCGGTACCGGATCTATGAGTCTAACGACGGCGACCCTGCTGAGTGCATTATATAGATCTGTCCACTGTGACAAGGCCTTATCAGAATTTACGTTTCCGATTTGATCTTCCATCCATGGGTTAATCACATAGTCCACACCAAATAGGTCCGGACTGCACATCAGCAGCTGCGCCATTAATTACCACCATCTAGCATGTTTAAATCACCGGCGATAAAACCAATCGTCATCATTAAAAGAACGAACACGACCATTCGAAATATTGCCTGCCTGCGTAGAAGATCTTCATTCATGATATATCCTTTGAGGAGTGGTGCTGCTGGAGAGATTCGAACTCCCGACCTAGGCATTACTAATGCCTTGCTCTGCCAGCTGAGCTACAGCAGCTTACTCTTAAAAACAAACTCTTACATACATATAGTCTACTACAGTACCATACACAGGATCTACTAGAGGCTGCGCCCTCTGCATGCGACAACGTGGAATATATCCTGGCATCGCTGATGCTGGTACTGCGACGACTGGTGCCGGAACTGGATAAGGTTGTGGTACTGGAACTGGTACCGGCACTTGTTTTACGATTGTCCTATTCTTAACTATAGTCTTACGCTCTACGACTCGACGATTGTCGATGTAGTTGTATTGACCAATATCTGGATCGATCATTAGATCTCCATTAGCGCTAGCCGCAGAGGTCAGAGCTAGAATAGAGAACGCAGTCAAGAATAACTTTTTCATCTTACCACCCGTAGTAGCCACCATAAGGATAACCATAGATAGGACGGCCATAAGGACCGTAGTAACTGCCGCCATAAGGATAGTAACCACCATAGTAGCCACCACCGTTAGCGATCGCGCCGCCGATAATACCACCTAGCAGTGCGGCACCAGCGCCGATACCTAGTGCGGCACCGTAACCGCCATAGCCGTATCCGCCATAGTAGCCACCACCCCAGCCTCCGCGATACCAAGCACTAGCTGGTGAGATCGCCGCGATTGAGATACCAATGACTGTGAGTAGTGCGATAACTTTCTTTTTCATAGTCTTTCTCCAGTTAATTGTGAGCTAACCATGGACTCACGCGAGTCTATTGAGCGACTAACCTTATTATACAACATCTTGAGTAAAAGTAAATTACTCTTTTAGTGGCTCCCCGACTTGGACTCGAACCAAGGACCAAGTGATTAACAGTCACCTACTCTACCAACTGAGCTATCGGGAAATAAACTAACATGCTATCTAGAGCCAAACATGGCGTAGCCCCAAAAAGCAAACCAACCGATTATCAAAACAATTGACAATACCAAACCAAACACATTATCTTGCAGCCAATCATGCTTTACTGGGCAATCTTTTTTATCACAAAATATTGGATAGTTGCTAGTAGATCTCGTGCATTTTCTACATCTATACCTTGTAGGCCAACCCATAATAATCTCTTAAAAAATATTTAAAGTATGTTGAGGCAACCGAAGCTGCCTCAACTATATATATTATTAGAAACCAGCAGTCAGAGCGCGATAACCAGCCGCAACGACCTTGCGTGAAGGCGTACCAATGCGATACTTAGTAAGCGTCTCACCCTTTGAGTTCTTGCGTTCGTTTAGATACACGGCGTAACCTAGGTTCGAACGAATATAGTGAATAGCCGCAGTTACGTTAGCGATACCAAAGCGCGAACGAATCTGAGCCGAAGTAAGTTCTTCACCATTCTTGAGTGCATTAACTAGTGCATTAGTCTTAGTCGTCATTCATTTCTCCATCTTATATTCAACCCCTACGAGATAGGGTACCAATTTTAGTTAGATCGTCAGAAGGTGATAGTAGCTGCAAACCACCTTTGTTATAGAGCGGCATCACGCGTGACGCTTTCTCTAATATAGCCTCTCTGACTTCAGGCTTTTCTTTATGAAGGTTGGCCATAACGCCACGCTTGGCGCAGGCAGACTTAGAACCTGACAGACCTGCGGAAACATAACCGCTACGATCAACCTTCATAGATTCATTATAATCTGTTTTCCAGTTCTTGTCAACTGATTTTTTTAATTTGATTTGCTCTGGGTGCACGCCGTTCTTAAGAAGCCACTGGTCGTGCTTAGATACTAGAGCTTTAGACGTGTTAGATTTCTTGCCGCGTTTCTTAGTATTTGTGGTGGTATACCAAGGACCTAAGAGGTGCATAGACATGTCGATCTCCAATCTATAGATATATTATACCATATCTATAGATTTTGTCAACTATTATCTTCCGAGGCTTGGATATCGTGTTCTTGGTACTTGTTGTCTACTATGATGTAGTTGGCTTCTGGGTCTAGCTCCATATCGGCTTCAAGAATCTTTCTAATCTTAATTAGTCTGTCTATCGCGTCTTGGATAGTATTCTGAACCGGGGCGTCTGCGTAACCCTCTCTGATATCATACAAGGCTGAATCTAGATTCATATCGATGGTGTAGTCCACCTGATACTTCAACATCTCACCTGATTCTTTATCTGGTACTTCTTTTGTCTCAGAAGGTGGAAACAGGATATTCTTAATTTCTTCGAGCTTCTGCTCCGCAGGAGTCTCTACTTTCTTCTTCACTGTAAATCCAAACATAATATAGTTTCTCCATTAGTTCACTCGTTTACGACCTATTTGATACTTAGCTTCTAGAGTCCATTCATTCTTTTCTTTATAGTTTAATACTTTAATCTGATTCATAGGAGCCAGTGGAGACTTGATCTTTTCTTCGTCTAGCACCGTTAATAGGCCCCAGTCCTGAAGTAGTTCTGCGATCTTATTTCTACGACCCATATCTTCTTCTGAGAAGTTTGACGGCTTTCCGTCGATGATAAACATTTCCTTAAAGTGTACTATGTAATAGTGTCCTTGTTTATGGAAGATATGGCAAGATTGATAGAGTTTATTCTCTTTCCGAGAAGCCACGCCAATTCTAGTGAGGGTCTCTTTGATCTTTAAGAAGGACTCTTCTCCATCGATCTTTACCTCTACTAGAGATTCTAAAATATTGTTCATAGTTAAACCTTTTCTTATTATTATGCACTGATTATTTATAATTCATAAGAATTAATCCTTTGGAGTTACTTTGTCTACAATATAGTCTATCTGTTTCTTAGTTAACAGCCTAATTGCCTCTTTGGCCTGATCAGGTCCATAGTTATAGTATTTCTGCACACACTCTAAGATATCAGACTTTTCTTTCTTTGCCCACTTTGTCTTTCTCTTACTCTTACGGAGCGAGTGAAAGTAGTAATCGTGCTGCAGCCTCTTATCAAGATTTGATTTCATATTCATCTGGTTTGCAAAGAATATGGAATCACCAAAGTATGAGAAGTGGTTATTGACTATATATGGTATATAATCTTTATCATCTTCTAGTATGTATCTCTTAGCGTATGATATATCGTTAATTATGTCGAACGGGTTCATGCGTAGAATCCTTCAAGCATCACCTGAGCGAAGAACGCCATCAGGTTGATCTCTTGATCTGCGACAAACGCGGCCTGATACTGATACCGGCTGATAAGAAGGATAAATGCAGGAACCTCGTTTGGCTTTAGATATTCTGAAGACGTGTCATACAACTTACGAAAAAGCTCATTGACGTTGTAGTCTAGATTCTCTACGACCCACTTACGAACCTCTGTGAAGTTTTTATCCTTTAGAAGCTCAATGAGCTGCTTGATGGAAGTCTCTTTAAGATTGGCAAGAATACCAGAATCAATGCTGCCAGTAGCAGAATATCTTTGCAGCTCGTTAAGTACCCGGCGCCAGTCTGGAAAATGTTTGTTGATAACTTCTGCAACGACCGCTTTGTCATATGTTATTCCTTCCTGTTCGAGTATTGTGCAGCAGCGCTTAAAGAACTGAGCTGCTAGCTTCGCTGTCGCTTTCTTGTTGATCTTAAAATCTATGACAGAGCACCGAGAATGTAACGGTTCGATAATTCTATTTTTGAAGTTACATGTGAGAATAAATCCACAGTTTCTGGAAAATTCTTCCATGAAGTTGCGAAGTGCAGGTTGAGTGCTGTTGGCATTAAGGTAGTCTGCCTCATCAAGGATAACGTATTTGCGTCCACCCGATAATGAGACGGCTGATGCAAAATTGTGGATTTCGTTTCGTAGGGTATCGATATTGCCATTCATAGATCCATTGATTACGATATAGTCACATTCCAGCTCTTCGAGCATTGCTTTAGCTACGGTCGTCTTTCCGACACCGGCGCTGCCGGTCAATATCAAATTCGGAATACTCTTTTGATCGACGAACTGTTGAAATACTGATTTTAAGTCACACGGTAGAACTGTCTCTTCAATAGTCTTTGGACGATACTTCTCGACCCACAAGAACTGTTCATTCATCATAACACCTCATCATAATAAAAAAAGTGGGGGACACTGGGTCCCCCTTCAAGTTAGAATTTCGAAAGCTCAGACTCAACGGCGATGAAGTATTCGACGTCGTCGTTGTAGAACCTTGAAATTCCTTTAGAACTAATTTCAATCGTGTAGTTACCAGGAAGTACTTTAATGTTCTCAGCCTTAAACACGGCCTTGAACTTCTTTTCTGACATACCAAGCTTGATGGAATAAACATCGCCAGATGGGTTACCACCGTCAGCGGCCTGGAGATATACGAACTCACCATCACCTGAGATTATAATATTACGAACTGATAGGACTCCAAGAGCCTTCTCGACGTCCTTGATATTTTCATTGGTCACAGACACTGAAACATCTACGCTTGGTAGATTGATCGTCTTTGGTGGTTTGATGATAGTAGACTCGTCAGAGTATGTCAAGTTGGTGATCTTATTATCACCGTCTGAGATAACTAGATTGTTATCTTCAAATCGCACGTCTGCGTTGTCATATAGGCTGAGAATAGAGATCAGCTTATTGAGGTTATACATCGCAAAGCGGCGTGGGAAGGTCGTATCGACCTTCGCCTTTGCCTTGACTGTCTTCATATTAGAGATAGTCTCAATAACGTTACCTTCGTTGATGATAATTGAAGGATTGATAGATGAGAAATTCTTTAATACGTTTATTGTATTAACACTTATCTGCATTATATAGTTCCTTTCACTTACTTCTTCTTTTTACCACCAATTTTTGATGGATCAGCGGTTGCAGCTGCACCGACAGAAGCAATATCAGCAAGTGAACCGCCGAAGATATACGTACCAACGTGTTGTAGAACCATCCACGGACAGAACCAAGTCTTAAGACCGATCTGCTGAGCTTTCTGACAGAACCAATAGTCTTCTGAGAGATAGCGCTTAGACGCTGGATCTACTTCAGCCTGGAAGAACATTAGAATCTCACGTGAGCCGTCGAAGTGCTCTGTGCGAACGTGATCTGGCTTGTATGAGTACTGGTCCTTGTAGCTGTCGTAGAACTTCTGCATGGCTTTCTTAGTGACCATCATGAAGCCCGTTCCGATCTCGAGAACCTCGACTGGCTCGCTGAGTGGGATACTCTGCTGATCGCCCTTAGGATTAAAGACGTAGTCACCAACGAACTTCTCAAGTACGTTAGGATCTTCGTCAGCGACACCCTTATCGACAGCGTGCTTGATCTTTTCCCAAGAGATACACTTCTTAGGATATGGACCGCCGATGATATCATACTTATCTTCATCATTGGCCTGCAGCGCCATAAGAGCGATAACGTCTTGTGGATTAAAGCCGATGTCGGAGTCAATAAACATCATGTGCTGCGTCTGTGAGCGCATGAATTCATCGCAGCAATAGTTTCTAGCGCGCGTGATCAATGACTCATTAAACAGGAAGTAGAACTGTAGAGGAATACCATACTTTGTACATAGAGCAGATAGATCTGCAACGGATCGTGCAAACATACCGGCGCACTGTCCGCCATACATTGGAGTTGCTACAAAGAGACCTCGTTCGCGCAACTTTTCAACTGGGATCTGAATTTCCATATTTTATTCACCTTTCTTGTAATGGTCTACATACAACATCATTAGAGTATAATGCAATACTTTCATCAAGTCGTCTCTATTGGTGCCATTTTTCTTTCCATAGCGCCAGAGATACTTAATAGCTGTGTTTCTGAAGGTAGGCATTGAATCGCCGAGAGCTAGCCACACGTCAAAACATTCTATATTTTGGTCTTCGGTCATATAGTGCTGCCCATATGTCTTATCGATATAGGCGCGAAAGTCGTCAATGATACGACCTTCGTTGTATTTATACTGGATATTTGGTACTGAAGCCGAAGAACTAACGCTAGCATGATATGTCTTGCCGTTCTCGAACTTGTATAAATCATCGGCGGTTATAGATCCAATCATGGTTCCTCCGCCGTTTACCATAGTAGGGTTATTCTTAAAGACGCTCATCACTCCTCCATCAATTAAAAAATTCAGCTAGACTGTTCTGTCTTTTATCAGCTAACACGTGTTTCCTATTACTATTATACTGATAAACTAAGCGATTGTCAACAAATTCTCTCTCACCTTCTAGTACTGCCTTGACTTCTTTAGCCATGTCTACTGCAGTGCGAAATGGAACGTTTTGACAGATATGGTTGTAGTTTTTCTTTGGGTCTAGAAGTTCAAAGTCTTCAGGCAGACCCATGATAGACATCGCCTCTCTGTATGTTATGTATCTGTCTTCGTGCGGGTGCGTAAGCATGGTAGGGTAGTGACCGACAAAAGCACCGATGTATTCTTTCGGTACGATAGTACCGCGACGCATGATGTTTTTACCCGATGCGAGCTT